ATACAGCACATGGCGGATTTTGCGGATATCGCCGTCAAACTCAAAAAGCAGCGCAAAGGCCGCCGTCTCGGAGTGGGCGTTCTCCACCAGCACTTCATTATTATCCGCTTCCTCCTTCAATACGTCCGTGCGGAAACTTTCAGGAATCAAAGCCAGTTCAAGGTCACCGTCATAGCCCATGTTGTTGGCTATGATGTAATACTCGATGCCGTCCGCATAGAACGATTCCGGCTCCCCGTTGGGGTCCAGGGCAATGGAAACTGCTCCGGGCATCGCCACGGGCGTCTCAAATCCCATCTCCCCATTCTCCTGTGTTTTCTGCAAAGCATAGTGGCAGTTGCAGATATTAAATTTCACTTTATTGTTGTTCTTCATTTCAGACCTCCATTTCATACAAGACTTCATACAGTTTTTCCGACTCGATCCATGTCTCGCTCTTGCCATAGAAAATACCGTGCTTTAACAGGACAGCCTCTATGGTTTCCTCCAATTCCGGGTTTTTCAGGTCGGTGTACAGTTCAATGTCAAGCTGGCTGATTTTGAAATACGTGATCCCGTCCGCTGCGAAATTCGCAGCTTTGGGGTATAAAAATACGAGGAAAGGCGGCTCCGGGGATTCGCCCTCGACAAAGTGGTCATAGGCAAAGGGCAGCCCCATTTCCTCCATCATCTTCAATACTTCCTCATGGCTCATCCTTCCAGCCCCCTTTTGATGCCTTCCTCCAGTTCCCGGATGCCCGCCTGTTCCGCAGGGGCGATATGGGGGAATGCCCGGACGCGCCCACCGCCACGCTTGGCATGGCCTTTTTCCAGTAAATGGGTGAGCTGGTAACGCTTTTTGTTATGCACCACCAGTTCCAGTGAATTGGATGTTTCCTTCTGCTTTTTTACCGCCCACCCTTTTTTATACTGCCCTGTCCGAACCGGGGCATTGGCTTTCACTTCCGATTTCACCGTGTTCCCGGCTTTGGTGACGCAGTCCTTCATCACGTCCGTGGCAAGCCCGGCATATTCAATGAGGCCGTCCATGACCGCCTCCGCCATCTGCTCAATGGATACTTTTCTTTCAGACATTCCTACCTCTTTTCCAAAGCCGCCCGCAGCTTTATGGTTTTATTCTGGTATTTCACATTGTCGATAAATGTGATGTTATACACCTGCCCCCGGAACAGGATGCGGAAATGCTCCGTGTCGATAGCGGCGGCTTCGCTGCAATAGCGGATGAGGAAAAATATCTCTTTCTCCGCATTAAGCTGTGCCGCCTCCCAATACTCCTTCCCGGAAAGGTTGTTCACATAGGCGTGGCAGGTGTAATAATCCTGCCACGATAAAATATGATTCCCGGCTTTGTCATTGCCCGCCACGCTTTTCTGAATGATTATCCTGTCTTTCCATTCTCCCAAAGACATCAGAACACCTCTTTCCGTATGCCGAATAAAAGAGAGCGCAGCGTCTGCACTAATTCCCCGTGGTCTGCCTGCTCCCTGTGTTCATAAAGGTAGGCGGCGGTATAGAGGACGGCAATCCGCGCCATAGGAAGGTGCGCTTCCAGTTCCGATATTTCCATCCTTGCCACATCCGCGCACAGATTTTCCCCGGTCTCGATCAATCCCAAAATAAAGGAATCTTCATCACTGCTGTCAACACGGAGATACTGTTTCGTCTCCTCCAATGTCAGGACTGCCATCCATGCCGCCTCCCTTCTTATGATCTCGATGATGCAGAAGATTTCACCTTCATGGTCTTTACCGCTTCGGCAAGGATCAGCTTGCCGTCCACCCTCTGGCTTGCGAGGAATCCCACCTGCCCGGTTGCCGCAAATAACTCATTCAGACGCTTGAAACTCCTGCCCTGCCTGTCAGCAATCCAGTAGTAAGAGAAATCACCGAACGCCATCACCTTGCTGCCCGCCGCCACTTCCGGCACATAAGAGGAAGTGTGATAAGGGCGGTTTAAAATCATGTCCGGCACCCCTGCCTGCACGGAAGGCTGCCAGATATAATTCCCGTTGTTATCTTTCAGTTTCCGCAGGGCCTTCACCGTGGTGTCATTCAGCAGCCACACAGCCTTTTTGCGGTAAGGCGCTTTCAGGGAATAGAATAAATCCATTACGTCATCAAAGGTGATATTCGCCGTGGCGGTGGTCACGCCATCGGAAGCGCCGCCCGTGGCATTTAAAATACCAGTCGGCTTGCCCTTGCCGTCCCCAATGAAAAAGGCTTCCTCCTCCTTGGTGCCGATCCTGCGCCCGAACTCCTTGGAGATGTAAGCCTCTAAGTTGAATACATTGTCATTCAGTAACTCATCCGATACCTTGATCATGGTCGCCACCTTGAAAGCGCCGATGGAGACCTGACCGAAGGAATCATCCGATTCCGGGTACGCCCCTTCCTCGTCAATCCATGACGCCTCGCCTTTGGATGCCACCACGGGAATCTTCCTGTCGCCGCTGGAGGTCTGGATGACTGTGGCAAGTCCCCGGAAACAGTTCTCTTCCTCCAGCGCCTCCACCAGCGTATGCTCGAATTCGTCCGGCACAAGGTAGCCGCCCTCGGAATCCGTGCCCACCTGCAGGGCGTTCTCCACATCGAAGAAATTCTTCCGGCGCATGGCGTTCCAGAACGTCCTCCTGTAATTGTCAGTCGCCCTGCCCGTTTTTTCCTCCCCATCGGGATGGTTATTGGGCTTGTTGGTGATGGGCTCGGAGGTGGGCTTATTCAGCTCCGCGTCAATGGCGGCCTGCCGCTCCAGGCGCTCGATCTCCTTCCCAAGATCGACTACCTCTTTCTCCATCTTCTCATAGGCGGCGGTGTCCTCTGCGGAAAGCAGCCCGTCCTCACCGCGCTTGCTGTCAAGGAACTTCTTTGCCGCCTCCCATGCCTTTGCCCGTTTCTCCCTCAGTTCTAAAATCCTGCTCATAACATTTCCCTCCATAAAATTTAATGTGTTAATAGGTTCAATCTCTTTTCAAGCTGCTCTATGGGTACCTTTGCCTCCGGCTTTTTCGGAATCAGTTTTGTAAGCAGGGAATTGGTCACCGCTGTCCGGGAGAACATCAGCCCTTCCAGTTCTTCCTCCCCATCCCCTTCTTCTGTATCTTCCTTCCCGTGCAGGATGCCGTCCGCAAAGCCAAGCTCCACGGCCTTCTTCGCGTTAAACCAGCTTTCCGCATCCATGAGGTGGGATATCTTCTTACGGTCCATCCCGGTCTTGATCTCATAAGCGTTCATGATGCTTTCCTTCACTTCATTTAACATCTCCCCCGCTTTCTGCATTTCTTTGGAATCCCCGATTGCTACTGTAATCGGATTGTGGATCATCATTAAACTGAGCGGGGACATCAGCACCGTGGTACCCGCCATAGCGATGACGGAGGCTGCGGATGCCGCCAGTGCGTCCACCTTCACGGTCACATCGCCTTTGTACTCCATGAGCATGTTGTAAATCTGTGCCGCGGCGTACACATCGCCGCCAGGTGAATTGATCCACACGGTGATATTGCCGCTCCCGGCATTCAGCTCCTTTGCGAACAGGGCAGGCGTCACTTCATCCCCGTACCATGTCTCATCCGAAATCTCGCCGTTCAGCACAAGGGTGCGCTCCTCCTCATCCCCCGCATCATTTTTGATCCAGTTCCAGAACTTCCTTTTCATTCTCTGCTGACCTCTCTTTCTGCATAGAAAAAACAGGCAGAACCTTCCGCCTGTCCTTATATATTTATTCTTCCTGCTCCTTCGGCACTCTCCCGAAAAGTCCTGCGTCCTTTAATCGGCATAGGTTCCCGTTGGTGAGAAAAAATTCACCACCCTCCTCCACGGGTATCAGATCCATGCTTTCCAGCCGCCGTATATCATTCGGACACATAAACCCGTTCTGAATACCGATGGAGTACCCCTTCATCCTGCTTTCATAATCGCCCCGGAGCAGGCCGTCCACGTTCATCTTCACGAAATACTCTTTCTTCTCCTGCGGAAGGAACAATGCTTTCTGTATGGACTGCTCCCACCGGATTACCCACGGGTCTAAGGTATATTTCACGAATTCCAATGACTGCTGCTCAATATTGCTAAAGCTGCTCTTGTCAAGGTCGCCCACCATGTGGGGCGGGATGCGGTACAGCCGCGCGATCTCGTCTATCTGGAACTTCCGTGTTTCCAAAAACTGTGCTTCCTCCGGGGGAATCCCGATCTGCTGGTACTTCATGCCCTCCTCCAAAACGGCGACCTTCCCGGCATTTTTCGAGCCGCCGTAAACGGAATGCCAGCTCTCCCTTACCTTCGCCGGGTCTTTCAATACCCCCGGATGCTCCAGCACCCCACCCGGTGTCGCCCCGTTCTCGAAAAAGGACGCACCGTATTCCTCGCAGGCCAGCGTCATGCCTACCGCGTTCTTTGCCATAGCGATAGGGGAATATCCCACCAGCCCGTCAAAGCCAAGACCGGGGATATGCAGCACATCCTCCGGCTTAAGGCGCACACGCCCGTATTCGGAAAAGTTGGGGTTCTCATCGGTGTTCCGGGTATAGGTGTAGAAAAGCCGCCCATGCTCATCCCGGTCAACCTCCATCTTGTCCGGCAAAAGCGGGTACAGCGAAAGCACCCTGCCGCTCCCGTCCCGGATGACCTGCGCGTAGGCATTGCCCCAAATGAGAAGGTGGCTCATCAGCGTCTCCCGGAACACGAAGGAAGTCATCTCCGGGTTCGGCTCGTCATGGAGCAGGTAATATAATGGGTGGTCATACACCCGCTCCTTCCCCGTCTCGGTATAGCAGTACACATGAATTGGCAAAGATGCAATGGCCTCCGCCAGTATCCGCACGCAGGAGTAAACCGCCGTGGTCTGCATGGCGGTTCTTTCATTTACATTTTTTCCGCTGGTGCTTCTCCCAAAGAAAAAGGAATAAGCCGAACCGCCGTAGCTGTCCTTTGGCTTATCCCTCGCACCCCTCATTCCAAAAATGGATGGTAGTTTCATAGGCACCTCCTTAAAAACAGGTAAAAAGAAAGCACCTCCGAAGAGATGCTGCCTGAAATAAAAATCTGCTTTTACGATTTCCTTTTCTTGAATTTTTCTTTTGCATATTCATAGGATTCCTGAATATATGGCTTTAATTCCTCAAATAACTGTTCCGTGGGATTCAGCGCACATATCCACCCCATCCATGCATACACCGGATGCGGGAGGATTTCTCCAGCGGCGGAAAAATCATAATCCATGTCAACGATCCCGCCTTTGCCCGGACGCCCCGGTATCTTACCGAACAGCTTAATGAACGTATTCTTCCTTACACCGATATTCACCCGGTAAATATCTTCTCTGTTCAGCCTTGAACTCTTGTCATTGTCCCCGTCCTTTTCCTTTACTGTCAGGACATAGACACCGCGTTTCAGGAGGTTTCCGGGATTATAGAATATCCCCTTCTCTCCCCAACTGCTGACCATGACCGTCCCTTCTAAATTATCAAGGCAATACTGCAAAATTTCATCTGGCTTCATCATCCTGTACCTCACCGGCTCCTTTTTCCGTGTCCAGTATAACATAAAATCTACCATCCTAAAAGGACAAAATCCCCCTCTCGTCATACACGCTGCCCGTGCTGTTGCCTCCGTTCCGTATCGCACGGTCAAGCCCCATGATCGTGGCCACAGCGCCGTCAATCTTCTCCGTGGATTTCTCCTTGTCCGGCTTGATGTTCCCTGCCGGGTCGGTACGGACGAAAATGTTATCCATCATCCACCGCAGGACGGGATGCCCGCCGTGGGCGATGTTCTTCTCCAGCACCAGCTCCATCAGCCGCTTGGTGGGCGGCGACATATCCTTAAAGCCCTGCCCGAAGGGAACCACGGTAAAGCCAAGCCCCTCAAGGTTCTGCACCATCTGCACCGCTCCCCACCTGTCGAATGCGATCTCCTTGATGTGGAACTTCCTGCCGAGGTCATCAATGAAATTCTCAATAAAGCCATAATGGATCACGTTCCCTTCCGTGGTCTGCAGGAATCCCTGCCTCTCCCACACGTCATACGGCACATGGTCACGCCGCACACGCAGGCGCATATTTTCTTCCGGTATCCAGAAGTACGGAAGTAAAATATATTTTTCCGTGTCATTTCTCGGAGGGAATACCAAAACAAAAGCGGTGATGTCAATGGAACTGGATAAATCCAAGCCTCCGTAACATTCCCGCCCCAGCACTTCCCGCTCATCCACGGGGAAGGCGCAGGCATCCCATTTCTCCATCTGCATCCACCTTGTGGACTGCTTCACCCACTGGTTTAATCTGAGCTGCCGGAAAATATTTTCCTCTGCGGGATTATCCTTTGCACTCAGATACGCATTCCGCACCTTCTCGATGTCAATGGTATGCCCCAGCGAGGGGTTCGCTTTCCTCCACACATCCTCTGATGACCAGTCCGCATCATCGGATGCGCCGTAGATAACGGGATAGAAGGTGGGGTCTATCTTCCTGCCCTGCAGGATGTCCTCCGCCTTCTGGTGCTGCTCGAAACAGACGGAATGGCGGTCTGTTCCGGCTGTAGTTATTAAAAAGAATAACGGCTGCGTCCTGGCATCGCCGGAGCCTTTGGTCATGACATCGAACAGTTCCCGGTTCGGCTGGCTGTGCAGCTCGTCAAAAATGACTGCGTGGACGTTCAGCCCATGCTTGGTGTAGGCTTCCGCGGAAAGCACTTGATAAAAACTGTTCGTTGGCTTATACACCAGCCGCTTTACTGACATAACGGGCTTGATGCGTTTCTTTAATGCCGGACACTGCTCCACCATATCCACCGCCACGTCAAAGACGATGGATGCCTGCTGGCGGTCAGAGGCACAGCCGTAAACCTCTGCGCCCCACTCATTATCACCGCAGGTCATGTACAGAGCCACGCCCGCCGCCAGCTCCGATTTCCCGTTTTTCTTTGGGATTTCCACATAGGCAGTGTTGTACTGCCTGTAACCGTTCTCCTTCACCGTGCCGAACACGTCCCGGATGACCGTCTCCTGCCACGGGAGCAGTTCAAAGGGCTGCCCCCGCCATTTCCCTTTGGTATGTTTCAGGCAGTTAATGAAATCTACCGTCCGTTTCGCCTTTTCCTCATCAAACACTATCCCCCGCCTCCCTTAAAGAGCAAAAGCTCCATCGTGTCGCTTTCCTTATCCTCGCCGCCCTCCGCCACGATGCGGCTCCGGGAGGAAGGGGTGAGGCCGAACTGCTCACAGAAACGGTTCATGATCTTAAGATAGGTCTGGGCGATGGATACCTGCGGCACCTGCTGCCAGTAGCCGGAGGGCGTCTTTACGATGGTGCCGTGCTGGGTGATGAATTCCTCGGCTTCCTTCCAGCGCGCATATGCCTGGCAGTACCCGGCGAATGCCGCCATGTCGATCTCCGTGAGGATGCCCAGCTTCTCCATCTGCCCCGCCATCCGCTTCCACTCTTTTTTCGCCTCGCCCTCCAGCCATGCCGGACAGCGGGGCGCTTTCTTTTCCGGCTTCGGCTCGCCCGTGTTCAGGCTCCGCTTGCCGGGGTTGCCCTCCAGCGCCTTGACCGCCGTGGGCTTTGGTTTCCTTCCGCTCTGCACCTGTGCCGCCTCCTTCCCTTAAATTTCCGCAGCAGAAAAGGGCTCCCGGAGGAACCCTTTCTGCTGCTATGTATGTGCTTTTATCTGACCATTATCTTATGGCCCATGACCGTTTTTATTTCTTTTGCGGAAAAATTCCTCGCGTCGCTGTCCGCCCTCGGCTTTACGTTTGCAATGGCTTCCTCCGCATCCTTCCCCACCGAAAGCATCTGCCTCGGTAACAAATCTGAAAATGTGTAGTTCCATTCGTAGTAATCCACCCTGTATAGTTTCATCCTCTTTCCCTCCTCTGCCTTTATCCCTGTTCCGGGAGCGCGTCCGCCGCTGCCCTCGCCGCTGTCAGTGCGTTCTCTTCATAAAAATATGGGTCTATGCTTTTGGAAACCTCCGCACCGTCTCTGCCGTAAATGCGGAAACCGTACCCAAGCGCCTCATCATCCCATTCTGTCCGCAATTCATATCCGTTGTAAATTTCCTTCATCGTGTTTTTCCCTCCTTAGTTGTATTCCATGATCAGGATCGCCAGCGCCGCTTTTGTCGCGTCATCCTCCGGCTCGCAGTCCCATCCCCTGTCATAGCAGCAGGTGGTCTTCCCGTCTATCTTTATGGCCAGTTTGGAAATCCTCCCGCCGTCAATCCCGTACCTGCTTCCTCCCTCATAATGCTTTACCGTATAGCTGCAGGCTGTCATCCTTCCGTCCTGCGGTATCCCGATTACCCCTTTTCTTACCATCCTTTTTCCCTCCGTTTTCCTTTTGTTAGACACATGTTACCTCTGAACGAAGGTATTATCCACTTATATCTGCTTCATAAATGTACCAGAGATAACAGCCGGGGATTGTGTACATTATGGCGGAGGGCTTATGCCTCTTCCGCCTCCATCCTGATCGCCGGGATGACCGCCCGCTCCTGTGTCTGCCAGTCCGTGTAGTTTGCCTTTACCTCGGTCAGCCCCGCCATCCGGAAGCCGTGCTTTTCGAATTCCGCAAGGGTCGGTATCAGGCTTGAAAAGGTGCTGCTGATGGTGAATCCGCTGATGCCGTTTTCCTTAAGCGCCCTTGTGATCTCCGGGATATCCCTGTCCCAGATGGTCTCGCCAAAATCAATGCTGTCATTGCCCGCCGTGATGCTGTTCCGGTATGCCCAGAACAGTGTGGGGTTGATCCCCCAATCCTTAAGGCTTGCTGCCTGCTCTGCAATGGCCCTCTCAAAAAGTTCAATTTTTTTCATGGTTTGTGCCCTCCGTTTTTTCGTATTTTCCCTTTCGGCAGTACACATGTTACCTCTGAAAGCGCACATTATCCACTCATATCTGCACCATAAATGTGACAAAGATATGGGTGGATAACTGTGCATAATATGGCGGATTATGAGAACTCCACCATATGTAAGGTTTTGCAGATGCGCTTATAATCCCCGTGCTTTAACGCTTCCCTGCCGCTGTGCCTGACCTTCCGGTTCAGATATTTCTTATTCAGGGAAATACCGTGGCGCAGCTCTCCCCTCATGCTGTAGGAGCCATTGCCCCGCTGCCAGCAGTTGCGCTTCTGGTGTGCATTCCCCGGCATCCTTTCCTGCATTGCCATGTCCGTCCACCCCCTTTCCGATTCCAGCATTTATTTTCTGACCACACCGCGTGTCCTGACCTCATAGGCCGCCCCGATACGCTTCCCGTTATAATCCTCGCAGCTCACGAATCCCTCGCCGTACATTCCAGAATTGATGTTGATGTTCCCGCACTGCTGTATCTCATCCACTCCTTCCGGGTGGTAATAGACCGGGTACTGGCAGTTGTTGCCGATACCGTAGGCGTGGGTGACGGTGTTCCCGATACTCATCCTGTAATATTCCAGATAAGCGCCGAGTTTCTTTTTCAGCAGGTGCATCTGCACCCTGTCCGTCCCCCATTCATAGCGTACTATTTCTTCCACGTTGAGGGCATCCATGAACTCCCCGACTGCCGCCGCCATCGTCTCCTGCATTGTGTCGTCATATACAATCCTCATGCCGCATCCCCCCTCCTATCAGTACACAAGGGCACTCACGCATCCCCGTCTGTCACGGACATCCGCCTCTTTGCACCGGAATCCCAGCAGTTCCTGAACCTCCATCTCCACGGCATATTCCGGGTTCCCCGGATGGCCTTTGGGTTTCATCTCCCCCGCCAGTATCTTTTCCGCATCCTGCGCCGTAAGGTCAACGTATCCTGACGGCGTCATGAAATGAAACTCTTTCCTATGGGAAACATAGCGCCGGAGCAGCTCCCCCACGGTCACCTCCCCGTCCCCGATTTTCACCGCATGGTCTTCCCCGAATATCACCGCAAGGCTGCTTCCGTTCTGCCAGTCAACGTGGATACTGCCGGAATCGTCAATGCCCGTCACCACACCACGCAGTCCGGGCGGCATCTCCCTGTAGGGGTCATCCATCTTTACCAGCTCCACCCTGCACCCCGGCGGGTATTCCGCCCGCAGGGCTTCCAGTTCCTCTTTTTTAATATAAATACCCATTCCGCATATCTCCTTCCGTAGATTCCGGCAGGGAGGGAAGCGCCGCCTCCCCGCCCCTGCTGTTTCTTACTGTTCTGTGTCAAAACTCTGGTTCACCTGCCCAATCAGGATGGCATCCGCAACCGCCTCTGCCATGTCCGTTCCCTGCTCTCCTGCCGTTTCCTCTGCGGGTGCCTGTTCCTGCTGCTTTGCCGCCTCCCGCTCGTTCCGGCGGGCTTCCTGCCACCTCTGCTTATTCTCATCCGTGCGGAAAGCGGAATTCCCTTTCAGCTTTTTCATCAGAAGGTCCCGTATCTCTTTCCCCTCTGCGCCGCCAAAGCCGAGGCGCAGGAGCCATATCCTCATGTAGTATTTCTCGTTTTCCTCGATGGTCTCCTTGGGGCTGATGCGTTTCTGCTCCTTTGCCTGCCGCACCATCGCCGCCGTAAGGTGCGTGAATGCCTTTATCATGCCGGGGTCACCCGCCGTGGGAAGGGTGAAGGTAATCTTCCCGTCCTGAAAGCTGATGCCCCTGCACCCTTCCGCATGGTTTTGGAATGTCTGCAGGAAAGTTTCCGCATCGGGAATCTCCGTGCTGCCCAGCTCCTCCACCAATGCTGTCGGAACCCGGAAAACATCTTCCGCAAAGGCGCGGTTTATGAGGTACTGTTTGCTGCGGGTCAGGAATACCAGGTTCTTAAGCCCCTCCGCGCTCATGCCCTCCACCGGGAGGCTGACCGTTGTTTCATCCACCTCCGTGTGGGGCGTTTCGATAAGGCCCTGCTCCAAAAGCCCTGCCCTTACCAGCTCCGCCGTCTTTTCATCCTCCGTCTCCACCGCGCCGCTCCTGTCGATGGTGCAGTTCCCGATCTGGTAGCTGCAGGTAGGAACTCCCATGTACTTTGAGGGCTGCCCTAAAATCCCGCTGACTGCCTTTACTACATCTTTCCTGTTTGCTGCATTCGTCTCAATCCTCATCCTTTTTTCCTCCATTTTCGTGTTTTCCCTTTCGGTATTACATTAATCACTCTGAATGGGGATAAAAGCAACATAAATGTCAGAATAAATGTCACAATAAAAAATCCGGGAACTGTGCATAGTACACAATGCCGCAAAGCACGAAATATACGTTCGGCAGGGCGCAGCCATTCCCCCACATACGGTACTCCGCCGAATCGGAATGGGGGTCTTCCAGCCATTTGCGTATCTGGCTGTCAGACTTCGGTTTACTGGAGGTGCCTATAACTTTACGGTGGGTCTCGAACACCTCCCGCCAGAATGCCATTTCTTCTTCCGTAGGATTCTCTGTGCCGAGGCCGTCACACCACCAGTCCGGGAAGCCCTGCAGCCTCGCACATTCCGTAGGGGTCAGCCTCCTCACAATGTAGTCCGGCTCTACGATATGGTAGTCGCCGCTGAACGCCTCCTGGTTCCCAAGCCACTGCTTGGAGCCCATGCTCGCGGAGATCGTACCAAATACATCCTTACCCGATGCCGTCCGCACATCATTTATTACCGGCGGGTCCTTATAATCCGTAGCCACCAGCGTGTTTGCCAGTTCCTTTTCCGCCCGCATGAAATAGGAATTCTTGCTCGTGCAGTAGGTGGGGTATGCCACCGCATGGCGGTCTGCCCCGGTCAGGCTGAAACACACGTCCTCATTCACCCCGCTGCCCTGCGGCCCGTTCTTATCATCCCTGCCGATCATGGAGCCCTGCACCGCAACTACAGCGATGCCGCCCTGATTCGAGGACGGATTATTACAGTTACAGTCAAGTGTCCGTGCGGTCTGCGCCTCATAAAAACCGCTGTGCGGATTGCCGGATTTCATGGCGTTGCTCTCTTTGGAGCAGATGCCGAATGCCTGCACCACAAGCTCATTGCAGCGGCTCTCTCCTATATCGAAAGTATTCAGCGTATTTGCCACTTCCCCGTCCTTCCATGTGGGCGCTTCCTCCGCAGAGTGCGGGCGCATCCCTTTGCAGAAAGGCACGAACACGGTCTGGTCATTGTTGCAGGAAAGGGTGGCTGATTTATCATCCTGTATCAGAGCGCCCTTCCCTCCAGAACCTCCACCAGCGCGGATTTTCAGCGTCTTTGGCGTTTCCACCACAAAGGGCTGGTTGTTCCCGCCCATGCCGTAGGTGGCATTGACCGTGGGCGCGGTCTCCAAAGGCCCCGTGTATCTCGTATCCTGAGAGTGGTTTTCAAATACTGCCTGCTCCAGCACACACGGGGGATGGTGCGCCTCCGCCCTTAAGGTACACGTCACGTCATCGGTCACGTCCATGCGGCTTCCGCCCTGGTCGTTTAAACAGATGCCGCCTGCCGCTCCAATGCCCGGCGCAGCACCTCCGGCAGCTCCTTGCCACGCACGGAAGCCCTGCGGAGTATACCCTGACACGCCCTCGGACTCAAATAATATCTTTCCGGCACTCCCGCCTGTAAAATCTGCGACAAGGTAGATGCGTTTTCTACGTTGGGGGACGCCCCACAGGCAGGCATCGACCACCCGCCATGCGAGGGAAAACCCGTCTGCCATGATGCATCCGGCATTCGCCCACTTTCCCTTTGGAGGTCCAGGTACAGGAATGTCCCCGTCTTTGACGGAGCAGACCGCGTTAAGGACTGCCCTGAAATCCTCCCCTTTGTTTGAGGAGAATGCCCCCGGTACGTTCTCCCACACGATAAATCTTGGGTATCTCCCATCTGTCGCACACCTCATTTCCTTTATGATCCGTATTGCCTGAAAAAATAAGCTGGACTGCTTACCGCCAAGCCCTGCACGTTTTCCTGCTATTGAGATGTCCGTGCAAGGACTCCCAAATGTTATGATGTCCACGGGCTCTATTTCATCCCCACGGATGCTGTTCACGTCACCGTAATGTTTCACGAAAGGCAGCCGCTTTGTGGTCACCCTGATAGGGAACATCTCAATTTCCGATGCCCACACCGGGCGGATTCCGGCAAGCAGCCCGCCAAGCTCAAAAGCGCCGGAGCCGGAGAACAGGCTGCCCAGCGTCAGTTTCCCATTCTCATCCATCAGAGCCACCCCCGTCCAAATCGTCATAGGAAATTCCCGTCAGCTCCGTCAGCACATCCTCGCAGGAAGCCACCGCCGCATCCCATCCCCGGCTGAATGTTTCGGATGCATCGCACCCGCCAAGCCCGTGTATCCTTCGGAAAATCTCAATGAAAATTTTTCTGTCACTCATTGCCTGCCGCCCCCTTCTCCAGTTCCGCATATGGGATTTTCACACCATCCCTCTCCACAAACACATTCTCCGCAGAGCCAAAATCCTGATAATAGCGGTTAATAATAACATCCGCAAACTTCTCATCCAGCTCTATGGTGTAACAGATGCGGTTCGTCTGCTCGCAGGCGATCAGCGTGGAGCCGGAGCCGCCGAAAGGGTCCAGTACAATGCAGTTGCTCATGCTCGAATTCTTGATGGGATATGCCACCAAGCCTACGGGCTTCATGGTCGGATGCTGTTCGCTTTTTTTCGGGCGGTCAAACTCCCATATGGTGGTCTGCTTCCTGTCAGAATACCAGTTGTGCTTCCCGCCTTTTTTCCATCCGAACAGGCACGGCTCGTGCTGCCACTGGTAGGGACTCCGCCCCAGCACAAGGCTCTGTTTCTTCCAGATGCAGCACCCGGAAAGGTAGAATCCCGCCGCCTTGAACGCGCTGCGGAAATTTAAGCCCTCGGTGTCGGCATGGAACACATAGATAGAGGCATCGCTCTCCATGCTCTGCTCCATGTTCACGAATGCGGCGAAAAGGAAGTTATAGAACTGCTCATTTTCCATGTGGTCATTCTTGATCTTCCCGGCACTCCCCTCATAATTTGCATTGTACGGAGGGTCCGTCACCACAAGGTTTGCTTTCGCCCCTGCCATCAGCACATCGTATGTCTCCGGCAGGGTCGAATCCCCGACCACCAGCCTGTGCCGCCCAAGCGTCCATATGTCACCCATCTTCGCCACGGCGGGCTTTTCCAATTCCGCATCAATGTCGAAATCATCCTCGGTCACTTTCTTATCATGGACGGAATTGAAAAGCTGCTCGATCTCCGGCGGCTCGAATCCGGTGAAGGACACATCAAAGTCCGAATCCTGCAGGTCGGCGATCAAATCCGCCAGCAGCTCCTTGTTCCATTCGCCCGTGATCTTATTGAGCGCGATGTTCAGCGCCTTCTCCTTCTGCTTGTCAATGTCAATGACGATGCAGTCAATTTCCTCATAGCCCAAATCCGTGAGGACTGTGGCGCGTTGGTGTCCCGCCACGATTGTCATATCTGAGTTGACGATCACCGGCTCCACATAGCCGAACTCCGTGATGGAGTTTCTGATCTTCTCATATTCCCTGTCACCCTTTTTCAGCTTTTTCCTCGGATTGTAGGATGCCGGGATAAGGTCGGCAATCCTGATCTTCTTAAACTCCATTCTCTAATCCCTCCAGAACCTTGCTTTGATGTAGCAGTCGTAACTGCAATACTTCGGTTTCCTGCTCCGGTAAAAGGAAAACTCCGTCCCGCAACATTCACATTTCTTTGTGCAGAGGGATTTATGGCTTCCCTCCTCCGGGTGCGCCTTCCACCACTGTCTCCGGCATTTCTCGGAGCAGAACTTCCTCGGCCTGCCGGTCCCTGCCTGCTGCATTTCCTTCCCGCAGCAGAGACAGATGCCGCTACATTCTGCCCGCTCCTGCAGGTTTTTTACTGTCGCCGCCACATAGCCGCCCATCCCTTTTGCCTTGCAGTGGTTGCGGACGATGTCGCGGGAAAGCCCAAGGGCCTCCGCTATGGCACGGTAGCCCATGCCCTTCAAGCGCATTTCCTTCACCTGCGCCGCCTCAAAATCGGTCATTTTCCCTCCACCTCCATCAAAAAAGGGCCAAAAACCAGCGTTTTTTGATGGTTTTTAAGCCCAAAAACATGGGTTTTTCGGTACTTTCACGCAAAACTAAAGTGCCTGAAAGCCTTGAAAAATCAATGTTTATGTAAGATTTTGGGGCGATTTCCTATCCCCCCTGTGCGAATTTGCGAAAACGCGCGTCTGAGGGGGCGGCGGTCGATATTTTTCGACAGTTGTAGAGATAACTCGACCCCCTTCCCCATGCAGATTTCCACGGGAAATGTTGTGCCTTGTCGGAATATGAAAGAAAAAGAACCATCACGGAAACCGTCAGTATCTGTACTCCTGATAGCGGTCCTCCGTCATGGTTTTATGGTCGTGGCAGCTCTTACAAAGGCTCTGCCAGTTCGCCTCATCCCAGAACAGTTTCGCATCCCCTCTGTGGGGGATGATGTGGTCAACAACTGTCGCCCGTGTCAGCCTCCCCTGCTCCATGCACCTGACGCAGAGGGGCTGTGCCTTTAAGAACCGTGTCCGTGCTTTCTCCCACCTGCTGTCATACCCACGGGCGGATGCGCTGGCACGGTCAGAGGCGTGCAGCCGTAAATGTTCTTCACAGTACATCCCGTCCGTCAGCTTCGGGCATCCCGGATGCTTGCATGGTTTCATCGGTTTCCTCGGCATGGCTGTACGCCTCCTTCCTGTTTACTCCTGCGGCAGCCTGCCGCACAGCGCCCTGTAGGTCTGCGCCATCATCCTGCCCCACTTCTCCTGCTCACCGGCCACAGCCTTTAGCTGCTCCGCCAGTGTGTGCATATGGAACCGCGGCGCGTAGTTGTCCAGTGTCTCGTTGATGTCCGTCAGATCGAACCGCTCATGCAGGTTCTCCGCCATCACCGCGTTCATGCACTCCAGATCCTCTGCCAGCGTCCCTAAGATCAGTTCCTCCAGCTCCGCCGCCGTGCGGAATGTATGGAACACTTCAAAGTGCCCGTGTTCCTTATCGTACACATAAAAGAAATGTGTGCCGTTCCTGCCAAGCGCGATGTCTGCATCCCTCTCCGAAAAATAATCCCGGTATCTTTCCGCCATTTCCAGCGCTTCCTCCCAGCCTTCCGGCATCATGCTAAAACCTCCCTTCCTTTCTTGGTGTGGGCATTTTAACTCTGAATCCCGTCAATAGCAAGGTGGTTTCCCGCTTATCTTCCTAAGTGGCAGTATGCTTAAAATACCGCCGCTTTCTTTGTCACTATCTGGTATTGGCTGCTGCGCCGCTCCTGTTTTAAACTGTCTCCCGAAAGGAGGTGGCGTGCCATGACGGACGGGGAATTCCTCACCCAGACCATCATAGAACGGATGGACCTTATCTTCCGGCGCAACAACAAAGAGCCGACAGAGGAAGAAAAGGCAGAAAGGCAGGAGCGGGACGCACAGTTCCGGCGCATCCTTGACAGCCTCCCGGAAGATGACCGGGAAGTGCTAAAGGAAATGCAGACGGAGGCGTTCCGCAGGGCAGCCCGCGAAAACGAGCTTTATTACCGTGAGGGGCTTAAGGACGGCTTTACCGTCTGCCGCTTTGTGAACGGCGGGTAAGGCGGACGGGCGGCAGCAACGGAAAACGCTGCCGCCCGGAAAGCGTCACCACTTCTTCACGCCGCCATAGTATTTATCTGCGATTGCCTCCTGCTGGTACTCCGGCAGGCTCCGCAGTCTCTCACTTACCTTTTCAAGCGACTGCGCCTGTTCTTCCCTCGTCTTATGGAAGTGGCAGGTCTCTCCCTGACATTTCCCACATCGCAGCACGTTACAGTTCCCATCCTTCATAGCGAAACAGTCCATAGCGTCCACCTTTCCATCCCTTCTGCCAAAAGGGGCAGCGGTGAAAGGATAAAGCCCGCTGCCCCGTGCGGAGGACATGAAAAAAGCCCCGTGGATTTTCCATCAGGGCTCCCTACACTTCTTCGCATCATAACCATAGCACAATATTTTTTCCTTTGCAATAAACCACTTGGTAAACCATCCAGTAAACCACTTAGTAAACCAGTCAGTAAACCATCACGCAAAACCCTGTCCGCAAACACGCATAAACACTGGATTCCTGCTTACCCCACCCTTGAAAAAATGTCCTCCGGGGAGGGAAAAACTTTTTCAAAAAAATTTTTTATTTTAACTCAGCATCACTTCCAGGTCGTTTTTCTCCCGGATTTCGTAAAAAACATCCATTTCTTTCAGCGCCTTCCTCCTGTATTTCCCGATCATGGTATGGGAGACGCCGTACTTCTCGGAAAGCTCCTGCCAGTCCATCCCTTCCACCACCATGTCCGTTATGACCTCCGGCAGCTTCCCGCTTAAGCGGCTGACGCAGTAATGGAAAAACTCGATCTCCGCCTTTTTCCTCCGGTACTGCTCTAAAAGGCCGTCAAACATCTCATCCTCCAGCCTGTCCGCCGTCTTGCGGTAATTCAGCGCCACGGATGCCGTCCTGTCGGAAGTCCCGCCCTCCTGCACCTTTTCCCCTTCCGGCTTTGCAAGGCACATGGACTTTATCACCTCGTCCGCATCGATGCCGCGGAAATTGGTGATGCGGAATTTCAGTAAATCCACCTCCTGTTTTCTTGCCGCATAACTCCTGAACATTTCTTCTGCTTTCATCCCACGCCTCCAATCCTCGCTTTTACCGCATCCACAAGTGCCGACTGCCCGCAGTCCTTTTTTTCCAATGCAGCCATCACCCGCTCATCCAGTGTGCCTTTGGAAATCAAATGGTGGATCACAACCGTCTCCTCCTGCCCCTGCCGCCACAGCCTCGCGTTCATCTGCTGATACAGTTCCAAAGACCATGTCAGCCCGAACCACACCAGCGTGGAGCCGCCCGCCTGCAGGTTCAGCCCATGCCCCGCTGATGCCGGGTGGATTGCCGCCACCGGGATTTCCCCGGCATTCCATTTCCGCATATCCTCCGCCGTGTCCAGCTCCACCGCCCCGGTGCGCTTTTTCAGCCTGTCAAGGTCATGCTTATACCAGTAGGCAATTAACACAGGCTTGCCGTTTGCCGCCTCGATCAAATCCTCTAAGGCTTCCAGCTTCCGGTCATGGATGTGCTTTACATTCCCGTTCTCATCATAGACCGCGCCGTCCGCCATCTGTAAAAGTTTATTGGCTAATGCCGCCGCGTTCACCGCGTCAATGTCACCGTCCGCAAAGGGGATGAGCATATCCCGCTCCAACTGCCCATAGAGAGCCATCTCCTTTTCACTCATAATGACCTCCACCCGGTTGTAGACGCATTCCGGCATATCCAGATAATCCACAGCCTTCATGCTGATGCAGATATCGGAGATCAGTTCATAGATTGCTTCTTCCGCTCCTTCCCGTGGCTTATAGGAAAATACCATCTCGCAGCTGCGCTTGTCCGGCACGAAGAACCGCTCCCGGTAGCCGCCGATGAACCGCCCAAGCCTCTGCCCCATGTCGAGGATGCCGATCTCCGCCCAAAGGTCAATAAGACCGTTCGGTGCGGGCGTCCCGGTCAGCCCCACGATGCGCCTAACCATCGGGCGCACCTTTTTTAATGCCTTGAACCGCTTTGCCTTATGGGACTTGAAGGACGAAAGTTCATCAATCACCACCATGTCAAAATCCCATTTATGGTTTTCTACCAGCCACTCCACGTTTTCCCTGTTGATGACGTACACCTGTGCTTTCCTGCCAAGTGCGGCTATGCGTTCTTTTTCCGAACCAAGCACCGCCGACATCCCAATCCCGGAAAGATGCTCCCACTTCTCCAGTTCGGAAGGCCAAGTCAGATAGCAGACTCGCAAGGGCGCTATAATCAGTATTTTTCGGATGTCAAAATAGTCAAACAATAATTCCCATATGGCGGTGAGCGTGATCACTGTTTTCCCCAATCCACAATCCAAAAACAATGCGCTCACCTTGTGGCTCACGATAAATTCTTTTGCATATTCCTGATACTCATGTGGCACATATCTCATCCAGCACACCTCCGATCTGCTCCACCCCGTCAATCACATAAACGGGAAACCCTAAACATTCCAACTGCCTCATTCTTTTCTCCTGCAGGGGTCTCGGCTTCTTCCCCGGAGCCTTTAACTCCACAAATGCGATCTTCCTACCTGGCAATAAAACGATCCTGTCCGGCACCCCATCCAATCCGGGTGAGGTGAACTTCACCGCCATGCCTCCCATCTTTTTCACTGCGTCTGTGAATATCTTTTCCACACGTTTTTCGGAATGAACCACAGCCATAACGTCCCACCTTCCTCTCCGTCCACATGGACTGACTTCACGCCCAGCAGAGCCTTCTGCCGCTTGACCTCTGTCTTTTTTATGCCGTTTTCCTCTGCCAGTTCATACACCTTTTTATAATTTACGAATCCGTCTTTCAGGATATCCTCCAAAAACATAGCTGCCTCCAGTCTCAGGAACAACGGAACGAACGAACAAAAAAATCCCTATATTGCTATACGCGTGTATGACATACACACACATCCTCTTTCTCTTTTATTTTTATATTTCTCATATAGTAAAGGTTGTTCCGTTGTTCCTATAAATCCGCTAACGCCCATAGTTGCTGGCTTTTTTCAAAGAACAATCTGCCGGAACAATCATCCGCCTTGTTCCGTTTGTTCCCGGCAGTACGCCCTCTGCTTCCCATAAACGGGGAAAACATACATCCCCGTCCTCGTCCCGGCATACTTCTCCCATCCTTCGATCTTGCGCATGATGGCATTGATCTCATAGGAATCTATCTTTTTGAGCGCCGAGGACTCCCGCCCGAAACACTCGCACCATATCTCCATGTTGCAGACCAGCGTCCGGCGCACGGTGCCTTTCCGCTGCGGCTCCCCGAATTCACTGCCGTTTAAGAAATTCCTGCGGTCATATAAGCTCATTCCATCCCAATCCTCCGGGAGCAGCGTGTCAAGGTACGTCCGCACCAGGCCTTCCCGGTCATCCGTCTCCATCGCCTCCGCCTGCTCCGCAATGGCGATCTGCGCCTCCTCCCCTTCGAGGTAGAGCTTCTCCCCGGAACGGTACAGCGACACCGCCTCCGCCCATATCTGCCATATCTCCTCCCCGGTGATCTGCCAGGGCTTCTTCCGGCTCTCCCTGCCCACCCGGACAGGCCAGAAGCGGCGGTTGCCCGTCACGTCGCGCAGGAACCCGTTCTCCGAGTTGGTGCTGCCCACGATGATGCACTGGCGCGGGTGGCTCTCCACGTTCATGCCGTAGCTTGCACGGTACTTGTCATCCACCCGGGAGAGGAAGGACTTCACGGTCTCCACATCGGTCTTGCGCATCCCGGCAAGCTCGCCCAGCTCCAGTATCCAGTAGCCCTGCAGTTTCTCCGGGCCGGACTTGTCTCGCATATCCGTGAGCGTCAGGCTGTCGGAGAACCACGCGCCGCCCAGCTTTGCAAAGAGCGTGGACTTGCCGATGCCCTGCGGCCCATTCAGGATAAGGACGGAATCGAACTTGATCCCCGGCTGGTATATCCTCGCCACGGCCGCCGCCATCGTCTTCCGTGTGACCGCCCGCGTGTAGCTGGTGTCCTCCGCGGCGAAGTAATCCACCAGCAAAGTCTCCACCCTTCCCGTGCCGTCCCATTCCGGCAGGGCATCAAGGTATTCACGCACCGGGTGGTATGCCCGCTTCGCCGCCACCGCAAGCACAGCGTCCTTCGTCCTGGTCGGGGAATAGACACCGTACACATTGCTCAGATATACTTTCAGGGATGCGAAGTCGGCATCATTCCACCCCGGCTTGATCTGCTTCCACGGAAGTCCCTCCCCGGCATCTATCCCGTCCCGGTGGAGGTTGAACGCAATGGAGCGCAGGCGCTCATCGCTTCGCATGACCAGCACAAGGTTATCCAGCGTGGGCTTTACCGCACCCTGCCTGTCAAGTTCCAACGCCCCCTGCCAGTCATCGGACGGGGCGAATTCCTCCCCCGCCGCTTTCTGCCGCTCCTGCGCCAGCGTGGCTTTCACGTTCTCATCACTGACCGCAAACTCGCTCATGGCGGAAAAGGAAGGGAGCTTCACCGCCTCCGTACCCTCCGCCACCTTTTCATCCAGTTCCCCATACCTGTGAATCCGCACCATGTCAAAGGCATTCATCAGCCTGCCGCAGGCCGGGTCGGTGGCATGGTGGGAGTAGGCGAATTTCCCCTCATAAATGACCACGCCCGCCTGTGAGTCAGCCGGGATATAGTCATACCGCCCTGGCATGGTGCTTGGCTGATAAACATCTGACAGAAATGCGGCTATCGCATCTTCTATCGTGTAAGTCCGGCAGAATGCGCCGATCACTCCATCCTTCGTGAGCGGGTCTGCCTGTTTCCTCATTTCCCTCTGGACGATATTCTGCTGCCTGCTGCTCACCGGCCACTCGGAGGAATCCCGCCAGTCCTTGTACCGTGAAAGCACATCGTCCGGGTTAAGCGGCTCCCCCTCAATGTCACGGAAAATAAATTCCCCGTCAGAGGAGGTGGACGGCCAGTACATGAGGCGGCTCGGCTCATAGGTGGTGTCATCGAACATCTCAATCCCGATGTCCTCCGCCACCTTGCGCGCCACCGCCACATATTCATCCGGCGACACCGGGCGGGACAGCGGGATTGCTAAACGGTACCTTGGATTTTCCGGCGTGTGCTTGTGGGTGGAATAAATGAGACAGCGGTAATCCTGCAGCATCTCTATCTGCTCAATCACGCCCGGAACCGCATGGTCCATATCCTCCACAATCATGGTACGGTATTCCACGCTGTCCTTCTTCCGTCTGCCGCCTTTCAGCCTCCCTGCCACATAGCCGCCCACATCCTTAATGGCGTCCTGCTTCGCTTTCGTCATTTTCATATACTGCTCCACGGTCTCCGCCGTGCGGATGGTGTGGGAGATGCGCTCTATGAATTCATCCAGCTCCATCTCCACGTTGTTCCACCGTTTCTCCATCCTTGAATTGCCTGTTGCGATCTGTATCCTCATTCCTTCCTGCCCTCCAATAATTTCAGATTTTTCATGCATTGGTTATAAATGATCTGTTCCTCCCTGGCCTTCCTTCTGTAGAAATGCCATTCCTCCGATTTTGCAGTAAGGGACTCCGCCTTTTCTGAAAAAGCCCTGACCTTCCCGGAATGCTCCCGTGCCTTTATCCGTAAGAACTGTTTCAGTTTCTCCCTGTCATCCTCTTTTGCAAAGCGCCGGATCAGCGGGAACACCTTCCTTGCCACCGCCAACCTGCATGGGAAGAACTCATGGATATAAAGCTCCATCCTCCCGTTCTTATAAACCATCCTTACCGTTTCCTTTTCCGCTTTCTGCTCCGCCATACGCATCCCGCCGTAGGCTGTGGGGTCATGGTACCCTTCCGCATTCCTTCTCTCCATATATTTCTCCTCCTACATTTTCTGATAAAAACTACACTGGTAACCATCCGCTCTCAATGGCAAGCCCTCCGCCCATTCTGGCTGTACCGCCATGATCTCACACATCTCATCCACGGAGCCGCTGTCCTCCGGCACTTCCGCTATGATCTCATCATGGCAGTGCATGACGATTGGATAACCTTTTTTCTCTACACGGAGCATTGCCTCCGCCAGTAAATCCCGCGCCGTCCCCTGCACGATGTTCTCCACCAGCTTGGGACCGTAGGTCTCTATCCTGCTCCATTTCTTGTTTTCAGAAATCCCTTCATAGGTCAGGCCGTCCCTGCCGAACTTGTTCACTGCCATTCTCGGCTTTACATAGGACAGCTTCCTGCCGGACGGGAGTGTGATGAATAAAATCCCGCTCTTATATTCAAAAATAATTTTTCCAACTTTGGTTTTCTGCTTTTCGGTGACTGCTTTCACAGCCGCCGCATCCACGTCCCACCAGAACTGCACCATGTGAGGATTGGCTTTCCGCCACGCCGCCACAAGCGGGGGAAGTTCCTCTTCTGTCAGCCCCATATCCAAAGCGCCCATACTGACAAGAGCGCCGCTGGAGCCCCCATATTGGCAGGCGAGGGATGCTACTTTACCTTTCGCCCTTTCCGAACTGCCTTTTCCGATCTCCGACATTGGGATGCCGAACATCCTTGATGCCGTCATTTCATACAGCTTCCCGTCACCGCGGAAAACGTCCAGCACCCATTCCTCGCCGGAGAGCCACCCCATGACACGAGCTTCAATGGCAGAGAAGTCCGCCACCACAAAGCGGCACCCCGGCTTCGGTATGAAAGCTGTGCGGATAAGTTCGGAGAGAACATTCGGTGTGGAATCATATAAAAGTTCGATATCCTCAAAGCGCCCTTGCTTCACAAGTTCCCTCGCCAGTTCCAGATCGGGGAGATAGTTTTTGGGAAGATTGTGCAATTGCACGTTCTTGCCGCTCCACCGGCCTGACCGATTCGCACCATAAAACATCAGCATCCCGTGTACCCGCCCGTCCGAACAGGCAGACCGCTCTATGGCTTCATACTTTTTCACAGAAGTCTTTGCCAGCATAAGCCGGAGTCTGAGCAGTTCCTCCACTTCCCCGTCCGTCTCCGCTATCATCTCCGCCACCGCTTTCTTGGAAAGGCTCTCCGCCTCCATCCCCTTATCCCCAAGCCAGCCTTTGAGCTGCGCCACGGAATTGGGGTTCTCCAACCCGGTCAGTTCATAAGCGCGTTTCGTCACAACCTCCTTATGGAGCCGCTCACAGGAAACCGCATTCCTTACTAACTTCATATCCACGAGAACGCCGCGGTCATTGATGCGCTGGTCTATGCGGTACAGTTCCATCTCGCTTTCCGGGATGGGGAAATTATGCAGTTTCCTGCGGATGGATTTCTCCACGTCCACATCCCTTTTGCAGTAGGTCTTGAACAGTTCCCATTTCTCCGGCGCATGGCAGGGGAGGTTCCGCATCCTTCCGCCGTTTGCCTTTGTGGGCTTGCAGGGGATGCAGAAATACCGGATCAGTTCTTTCCCTTCCTTCATCTTCTGCTCGTCCAGACCAAGCACCCTGCCAACATCCTCCAGTGACCGGGGAAGGGCGAGCATTGCCGCCTGCACCGCACTGCAATGCCAGGACTCCGGGGGAATGTATCTCCCGAAATGTTTTGACAGGCAGGTGCGCTCAAAATTTGCATTGTATGCCGTCTTGGTCACTGACACATCAAAGATGGCTTCCTCCACCTCTGCCGGGAGCTTCTCACCCTGCGCAAGGTCTATGATCTGCGTCTCCCCTCCGTCAAAGGACCAGGCAAACAGCAGAATCTCAAAAGCAGGGCTGTCCGCATAAGCGTATACCCCGCATTTGATCAAATCCACATCGCTGAAACTTTCGATATCCATTTCAAGCACCCGTTCCATGACAAGCCTCCCTCCTTCCGTACTTTGGATGACGGGCGGCAGTTCCCCGCCGCCCCGATATGCCTATCCAAGAAAATCTTCCTCATCATCCACTTCCACCGCGTCAAAGTCATCCTCGGCGTTCGTCCTTCCGCCCAACGACTCCCCGTCACGCAGCTTCTGGATGTTGCCGAGCCCCGCGGCGATTCCCTTATTGCCGTTGGTGGAAAATCCGTAGAAGTTCACGCTGATCCTGCCATAGCACCCGGAGTACACTTCCGACTGGTCAAGGATGGGCTGTACGTTTTTATCCACCACCTGCGGTGCCTGCTTGCTGTTGGCGTTGAAGAAATAGCTGTCCGCATACGCCTCATCCTCCGGGCGGTCAATGTCGCCGTCACGTAAGGGCAGTTTCAAATTCGCCGGGACCTTGCCGCCCCACTTGGAGACGGAATCCTTCTTCGCCTGCTCGATTGCCCTCTTGATCTTTTCGATGGTCTCCGTGTCCGACTTTGGTATGATGGCCGATACGGAATACTTCGGGTCCCCGTCGCTCACGGCGTTTGGCTCCCAGCAGTGCAGGTAGGAAAACCTGCACGGTACGATCACTTTCGTAAGGTTTGCATTTTCATTACTCATGGTATTCATTCCTCCTTAAAATCCGCCTCTGCGGTTGCTGCGGCAATCTCCTGCCTTTTATCTGATTCCGGTACTAAGGTCACTTTGCCCTGGGGCTTGTAGACCAGCTTCCCAAGTATCTCTGCAAATTTCTTCTTCCCAAGCAGCCGCTCCATCTCCGTGATGCCGATGAGCGTCTTTTTATAAATGTCCGTGTACCCGGCTTTCTGCGCCGCCTGGGCCACTTCCTCCTCATCCGTGTATTTCCTGTTGCTCCTGCCCTCGACTAACTTAAAGCCGGCCCACTTCTTACCCTTCGTGACCGCCTCGTCCTGTGCATAGGCGTAGACATCCGCAGACCACTTGGCAAGCTCGTCCGCCACTTTCAGGACTTCCGCAATTTCCTCATCTGACAATAACGGCGGAGCCTTGAACTCCATCTGTGCTAATCTTAAATATTCCTCCGCCCTCGCCCTGCAGGTGTTCTTCGCCTTGCAGAAACGGCACCAGTCGCCGGAGCGGTACTCGCCCTCTCCCTTGATGGCAAGCACGGCCTTTGGCTTCAGCTCCATCTCCACCCATTCCATCAGGTCCTTTACGGAAATCTCCCATGTGCTGACGGATTCCAGCCTCGGCTGGTAGATTGTCATACGGATAATTTCAATGTCATAGAGGGCATCAAATAATTCCAGTGCGCCAAGCCCGTATAACATCATCTGCGGGTTCCACTCCGCATCCACCGGCACGCCTTTCCCGTATTTAAAGTCAATGACGGTAAGGATATGGTCAGCAACGATCAGAAGGTCGCCCGTCCCGAATCCCTCCGGCACATAGGCGGAGTAGTCCAGCCGCTGCTCGATCAGCACCACCGGGTCTGCACATTCCTGCCTTGCAAGCTCCACCTGCTCCATCGCATAGGCCACATACCCGTCCGTGCATTCCTCCATCTCGTCACACTGGTAATCCGACACCGGGCGTTTTGACCGCCTCTTTAATGCTTTTTTCAGCTTATGCTCCGCAAGGGCGTGGGCGGCGGTGCCTTCCTCGGCATAGACGCTGCCGCCGGGCTCATCCCTGAACTGCTCCTCCAGCCTTGCGGACGGCGTGCAGGAGAGCCACCGCTTGGAGGAGGATGCGGAAAGCAATGCGTGTCTGCCCATCACAGCACCTGCGCTTCCTGCATCAGCGCCGGGTAGTCCTCCGGCTTCACCGCCGAGAGTTTCACCGCGCCGTACTTCTGCAAAAGTTCCTTGATCTCCTTCGATTTCCCCTCCTGGGTCTTCTGCGCCATCAGTGCGCGGATGCCCTCCAGCGTGGCAGGATTCTCCTGCTGTTCCTGCACCGCATTCTGTTTCTGTTCTTTCACTGTATCCTGCTTCTGTTCTTTCACAGCCTTATCCTTTGTGCCTCCCTCCGCTTTGGCAAGGCCCCGCAGACCTTCCGCAACGATGGAGAAACCTTCCGCAATCCTTAATAATTCACTTCCCATTTACATTCCCTCCGTTTCTTTAAAAATGATTGCCTTTCCCTGCCCTGTGGCAGATGCGATCTCTGCCGCCATCCCTTCGGTGGCTTCCCCGAATACCCACACCTCATCACAGAGGGCGAGCAGCTCCACCCCCATAGTGATGCCGAGCCGCCGCTCTTCCTCTATCCCCTCGTTCAAGAACTGCGGGAACAAAAGGTGCGGCGCGATGGGCAGGTACCCTTCCTCACACGCCATGCGGCTGTAGGCAGCCGCCCTTCTCGCATTCCCTTCCATGTCGCCGCGGAAGGGACTGCAGATAAAAACCTTCTTACGCATCCGTCCCTACCTCCTTCACGGAAAGTTCCTCCACGCTGCCTCCGGGGACAATGATCGTCACCCGGCGCATCTCACCGAACAGCCGCCGGAGCAGGCGCTCGCGCAAAGGTATAGTCCTGCACCAGACGATACCGCCGGAACCGGGCTCTTTTGTATAGCTGATCTTCAAGCTGTGTTTCATCTGCTTTTCACCTCTTTCTAAGGGCGCTTATTTTACTGCCCTCACTATTAGGTCACGGGAAAGGCAAAAGTCAGGGGTCTAATCAAAATTTTTTTTCAATTTTTTTAATGCCCGTTCCACCCGTTCATGGACGGACTGCTTGGTCACGCCTTCTTCACGGGCAATATCCGTGATTTTCCGCCCCTCAAAATAGACCTTCTCCACCAGCTCCCTTTGGGATGGTGATAAAGCCTCCATAGCGGAATACAGCCGCGCCATATCCTCCCGGCGCACCGCCTCCCCTTCCGTATCCTCCGCCGAGGCAAACAGCTCCCCTTCGTAGTCCATGCTGTCAAGGGAGACATGGCGGCGGGTCTCCTTCTGGTCATTGTTGTCCTGCTGGCGGTCTAAATCCAGCAGCATCCCTCCGAGGTGCTCGTCCACCTCCACCCCGGAGACTTCCCCTGTCACAAATTCATAGGTGATCTTCATTCAGACCTCCCGCCGGAACCCGGCAGGACGCAGAATGTATTGATTTTTCCAGACATAAAGCGTTCCTTTCTTTACGCCTTCGTAAAGCCAGAAACGCTATATTTTTTGATATGAAACTACCTTGAAACGTAAAAAAGGCCGGAGTAAGCTAAGGTATTGGTCTCTAGCTTTACTCCGGCCCTTCGCAGCTCGTCACTTGGCCGCTCGCACAATCGAGTAAACATTATTTCGTTTTCAATGAGGTCTGTATCAGCCATTCCAGCCTGACTGTCCTACCGCAGTGGGGGCATCTGATACGGACTACTGTCCTCCCCTCCGCGATGGCGATTAAATCGCAGATCCTCTTCCGGCACAGCGGACACCTTATTTTGCACATCTCTCAATCCCTCCCACAGCCACTTCTGGATTTCTAACCATGATCAGCGGAACGGTTCCGTGCAGGTGTCCTTACAGTGGTAATTCCCATAAATTACCATGTATACTGTAAGTATGCCCACAGGGCGCATTCCTAATCACGGCCTATACAAAAAAATGGCAGGGCTACCCCTGCCGCCTGTTCTTCTTATGTACCTTCTTCGGGCCAAAGCCCACCTCGACCACCTCCCCGCAGCGCCTGCACTTCATCTCAAGCACCGTCCTGCCCGGCGGCATCTCCTCAATGTCAAGGATGTGCCGCCCGCACTTCGGGTTCGGGCATCTGATCCTCTCCACTGAAACCGCCTCCCCGCACTGATATGGAACAAGGGAACCAGCCTGTCCCTGCCGGTTCCCTTTTATCCTTTGTGCTTTATTGGTTTTCTCCCTTTTTGGAAATCCACTACCCCAAAAACTCTAAGAACTTTTTATAGAACATCAATTCCTGCCCTGCAAAATCCGGGTTCGCTGCCGGGGTCAGCGGATTCTCCAGCCTATGTATGATCCTTTCAGCCATCGACTTTGCGGAACCTATGCTGTCACCCAAAAATGTAGAACTCAAACCCTGCTGCCCACTTTCAACGTGCAGTACCAAAGCCGTTGAGATGCAGTTCATCGGAAAAGGATTTACTCCCGTTTCTGCAAGCGCCTTATCCCATGCCTGCATCACTTCATCGGAACTCTCCGGCCTGAAAGTATTCGTTTCTTTCTTTGTTGCAGCTTTGTTCATTGCATCAGCAAAGTTCCTTCCTGCCACATTCCTTTCTGTCCTTCTCGTTTCATACCCTGCTGCCGGGTATCCTGCTCCTATTCCATTTACATTCATTTTCTTAATCTCCTCCATTATTTTTGTCAGCCCCTCTGTCGTTCAGAGCCGCATCCGCTCCCTCGTAATAAGTCCGAGCGATTCATTACCTCCATGCAGAAATATCCCCTATGTTCCCCGCCCAAATTCCATACCGTCCTTCACCCCCTCTCACTAATCTGCCTGTGACTCCCGCCCTGTCCGGCGCGACTTTGGCGACCTCGCTTTTGCGTAGGGCGAGGAACTTATTCCCCATATAGACGTTCTGTTGTCTTCTCCCGGAGGGAATCGGACAGCTTAGATGATGCCTTTCCTGCCTTTTGGATGTCCACATGATGGCTTTTTGCTATTCCTGTTATATCCATTTAATCGCCTCTCACTTCTGCATTTTCTTTTTGATAAGCATAGAAATCAGCATGGCCGCTATCCCCAAGGCAAGATAAACTGCTGCATACAGGACAAATGCCGTCTCCCCCATGTCAAAAAATACCCATGTGCCTATGAGAAACAGCGCAGCCGAGATAACCGGAAGGCTCCATAAGCGCCGGATGCCCTTTCCCGCAAATGCTCCGATTAGCACGGAATATAATGGATTGACCGCAAAAAACAGAAGAAAACATACCGCCATTCCTGCATCGCCTTTTACGAAAGTAGCCGCAAGCCACGGAAACGCCAGCATAACTACCGCCGAAGCCGCCATCCATAAAATAATGTTCTTTTTCATATGATACCTCTTCCAAAATCTGTTTTTAATTCCCCAATCTGTCGGAACATAGGGGATACCTGCCTTGTCGGGCTGTGACCTTATTGGAAAATATATTCCAAATCTTGTTACTCTCTCAATCTTCTGGCACTGTTCCATCAGGGCACTCAATTCCTAAAATATCATAATACTCATTTGTAAATGAAATTTGCTCATAAGGGAATTTGCTTTGCAAATCTTTGATATACTCAAACGGGGTATCTATCAATGCTACATCCATCCCTTTGCGAATTGTATCCAAAACGCTTTTTACTTCGGGCCGAGCTTTATATTCCTGTTCTTCTGGACAATTAACAAAATCATCAAACATTTTCTTGTCCCACCAAATAATCTGTTGCAGAGTATTTGTACCACCAGTGGCGAGTATCAGCCCTAAGAAATCGCAAAAATTACGGGCAATGGGATAGACAAAGTAATCGCAACAAGTTTCTGGATTAACGCAGAAAACCATATCTCCAAAACCTTCAATAAAGCAGTAGTGTATGCCATTATCCCAACCAATAATTTCAGCTCCAATAGGTGTGCAAAAACACGGCATTCCTCCTCCAAGTTCTAAACCAATCCAACTACCGTCTATCTTCAAATTTTTATATTTTTCATAAAGCATATTCAT